GGCAAAAACATATCAATACTGTGTAGCAGAAAACTGGGGAAAGGGTTTCATCGATCACGTTGAATCTCAAAGAATCACGTTTGCTGGCTATCCTGGAAATGTTTGGCAAGTTCCTGCATACAATAAACACGGTAATCTTTGGATTGCTAAAGTTGCAGGTACTGTAAAAACAAGAGATGAAGCACAAGCGATTGTTGATGCAGAGGTTCAAGCAGCACAAGCTGCGTGGGACGCTTTACCTGATGCTGAAAAAGCACCAGCAGTAGAGTCTAACACAAGACCTACTGACATAACATTAGAGGACTAAAAATTAAATGGCTGAGTATAAAGAAATACATGGCACAAAAATTCGGAACTATACGACTAATCCCGATAATCCGATCGTGGGAGAGGTGTGGTATAATGCGACGTCTAATGTCTTAAAGTTTGATGCAAACAATGTAACATCAGCTGGAAGCTGGTCTTCAGGAGTTAGCCTAAATACTGCTAGAGCATATTTAGGATCAACAGGTATTCAAACAGCTGCATTAGCAATTGGAGGAACTACTGCAACCCCAGCAACAGTTGCAAATGTTGAAGTTTACGATGGATCTGGTTGGACAGAAACAGGAGATTTAAACACTGCTAGATGTATGTTAGGAGCATCAGGTACGACCACAGCAGCATTAGCTTTTGGTGGGAATACTGGTTCGGTTCCATCAACAACTGATACAAATATAAACGAATCTTTTAACGGAAGTAATTGGACAGAAACTACTGATATGAACACAGCAAGAAGAGCGTTAATTGGTTGTGGTACTTCTACAGCAGCATTAGGTTTTGGTGGAAGAAACGGAGGTTATTCAGCATTAACAGAACAGTGGAATGGAAGTAACTGGACTGAAGTAAGTGATTTAAATACAGGAAGACAAGAATTAAGTGGTACAGGAGACGTCACTGCAGCGTTAGCTTTTGGTGGACAAGTTCCTAGTGGTCCTGGAAATTCTGGAGCAACGGAGTCTTGGAATGGTTCTGCTTGGACAACAGTACCTGCAACACTAAATAAACCCAGAGGAACTGGAAACTCATCAAAAGTTTCTGCTTTAACTGCTTTATTTTTTGGAGGAGATCAACCGGTGCCTCCAGGAAGAACAGCTGAAACTGAACTTTATAATGGAACATCTTGGGTAGAACAAAATGACATGTCTCAAATAAGAAGAAATTTAGGAGGTGCTGGATCTGGTGGTACATCTGCATTAGCTTTTGGTGGAGAAGTAGCTCCAATTACAGCAGTAACAGAACACTGGACAGGTGCAGGTGCACCGATCGGTGCATGGGCTACAGGTGGAAGTTTAAACACAGCTAGAAAAGAAACAACAGGAGTTGGAATTCAAACAGCTGCTTTAATTATAGGGGGATCTTCATCTCCTAATGCATTAGTTGAATCTTATAACGGAACAAACTGGACTGAGGTTGGAGATTTAACTACAGGTAGACTAGCTCTTTCATCTGCTGGAACTCAAACATCAGCACTAGCTTTTGGTGGGGAACCACCTATAACTGGAAAAACAGAGTCTTGGGCTGGTTCAAGTTGGACTGAAACTACAGATTTAAATACAGCTAGAAAACTTCCCGGTGGTGCAGGATCAAGTAATACCAATGCTTTATGTTTTGGAGGAGATGAACCACCTTATTCAGCATTAGCAGAAAAGTGGGATGGTAGCAGTTGGACTGAAGTTGGAGATTTAAATACTGCCCGAAGAGGTTTAGGATCTTCAGGAAAATTAAATACAGCAGCTTTAGCATTTGGAGGACAAAATCCAAGCGGAGCACTTGGAAATACAGAAAGTTGGAATGGAACTAATTGGACAGAAGTTAATAATTTAAATACATCAAGAATATTTTTAGCTGGATTTGGTACATACACATCAGCTATAGGTGCAGGAGGTAACCCTCTTACAGCTAAAACAGAAGAATGGAATGGAGCTGCTTGGGTTGAAGTTGCAGATTTAAGCACTGCAAGAATACAATTAGGTGGAGCTGGAGCAGACAATACTTCAGGAGTAGTTTTTGGTGGAGAAGCATCACCTGGTGCTTCCGCAGCAACAGAAGAGTGGAGTGGTTCAACAACAGTAACTAAAACGGTAAGTACGGATTAATTATGGCAACATATAAAGAAATACGCGGATCACAAATAGAAGTAGTATCAACAGATCCATCAAATCCTGTCGAAGGACAAGTTTGGTATAATACAACTGATAATGCTTTAAAAGGATTAGCAGCTACAACTACAGGATCTTGGGCTACAGGTGGAACCATGAATACAGCAAGAAATTCTTTAGGGGGTGCTGGAACTCAAACAGCAGCGTTAGGTTTTGCTGGTCAACCGCCAAATACAGGAGCAACAGAATCTTATAATGGAACTAACTGGACTGAAGTTAGTGATATGGCTTCTAGAAATGGTGTAGGATCAACAGGAACTCAAACTTCAGCAATAGCTTTTGGTGGAGAAGGTGGATCACCTAATCCAAAAAATGAAACAGAACTTTGGAATGGATCTAATTGGACTGAAGTTAACAATTTAAATAGTGCAAGTAAATATAGAGGAGGATCAGGAGCAGATAGTACATCAGCTTTGGCTTTTGCAGGTATTGGTCCAGACAATTCTTCTGATTTTGCAAACACAGAAATTTGGAATGGAACTAATTGGACTACAGTTAATAGTATGAATGAAGCAAAACATAACCTAACAGGTTCTGGAACAAGCACTGCAACAGTTGCATTTGGTGGAACACCTGGATCAAAAGACAGTACAGAACTTTGGAATGGAACTAACTGGACTGAAGTTAACGATCTTAATACTGGTGGATTTACTAGAGCGGCTACAATAGAAAGTTCAACAGCAGCTTTAGCCATGGGAGGACAAGCTCCATCAGGCCCTTCGACTTTAACAGCAACAGAGTCTTGGAATGGGACTAATTGGACTAATGACACAAACATGCCTGCAGCAAAAGCTTATGGAGCTGGAGCAGGAACATCTACTGCTGGAATAACTTTTGGTGGTGCAACATCGACTTCTCCAACAGCAACAACATTTGAATATACAGGCCCAGGCCCTGTAACAAAAACATTTACCGACTCATAAGACTTGTAATATATTTTAGATAGTATATATAAGAAACAACTATAAAGGATAAAGCTATGAAAAAAGACGTTAAAGAAGTAATACAAGGTGAAGAACCACATTTAAATAATCTATTAACACAAGAAGATCTATCATCTTTTAAAGGTATGGTAGACGAGCTTAGAGACACTTGGACCAAGAAACAAATGTTTCGAACAGAAACAGAAGCAAGGTTTTCTGTATTACAAGATAATAGATATCCAACCAAAGCATCAAAATATTGGCAGTGTGTTAGAGAACAGTCATCATACTTAGATAACCTAATGACCTTATCGTTTGATTATAGAAGAAACGAAGCAAAGATTAAATGGTTAGAAGGTAAAGTTGAAAAAGAAGAAGATGAATATAAAAAAACTAAATATAAAATAGATTTAGACGAAGCTATATTTGGTAAAGCTTCTATGGAAAAAGTTGCTAAACATAGAATGAGAGAAATTAAAATGTGGTCTAAATTAAAAGGTGAATTTAATGATGGATCGTTTAATGACAAAGATGTTAATCAACATCAGTTAGAATCTTATGGTATGCAATATCACGAAAAAGCAAAAAGTTTAAATGCAAATTCTAGTGAAGCTGAGGTGTTTAATGTAATGGGACAACTACAATCATTACAAAGAATTAAAAAATCTGGTGAATTAGAAAGCAGTTACACAGAGAAAGAACAAATTGAACAACATGGAAAACCTAAAGTTTGATTTTATATTTTTAGGTCAATCTGTTTTAAAGTATCAAGTGCCTTTTGATATATTTATTACGATTAATCAAATATACGAACAAAATTTTAATAACCTTACACCTGCTAATAGTCAGTTAGTAGGTAAGATAAAAAATGAACACTCATTGTTTTATCAAGGGGTTGATCAAACAAAAATGAAAAATCATAATGTATTGCCTAAAAATGTTACAGATTATTTTATGACTGTGTTTAAACATTATTTAACATTTAATAAAATTAAAGATTACGACCTACATCTTAATTCTATTTGGGTTAACGAAATGAAACAACACGAATACAATCCAGCACATATTCATAGAGGTATGTTGTTTACAGGTCTATCAAGTGTAATGATTTTAAAATTGCCATCAACATATGGTAAAGAATACTCAGCAGGACACATAAAACAAAATGGTAGATTACAGATATTAGGTGCAGCTAATGGTCAGTTTGCAAAGATAGATTATCAACCACCGATGGACCTTAGAGATTTTTATATTTTTCCTTATGATATGAGACATACAGTATATCCATTTAATGGGACCACTGAGACTAGACGAACTCTTGCTGCAAACTGTGATGTACAGTTTGATCCAATAAAAAATAGAGGTGCATTATAATGGATAAACAATATTACATAGATAATCATATAGGTATATTTAAAAACTTTATGTCTAATGAATTGATAAATGATTACACAAACTATTTTAATAAATGTGAACAACAAGGTGCAGTGTATCCAAGACAAGTAGATGAAACGTTAATATCAGATCATGCAATCGATACTATAAGAGATACTAATGTTCCCATGACTTACAATAACAAACCTTTTATAGATATGTTTTTTAAAGATGTGTATCCTCTGTATGTTCAAAAATATTCATACTTAAAAAAGTTGGCTACACATAATATATTAGAAGTAAAGATACAAAAAACTAAAGTTGGAGAAGGTTATCATATGTGGCATTGTGAAAATGCTGAAATGAAAGCTAGAAATAGAATACTAGCTTTTAGTGTTTATCTTAATGATGTTGCAGAAGGTGGAGAGACAGAATTTTTATATCAAAAATGTAGGTTTAAACCTGAAAAAAATACACTATTAGTTTGGCCTTCACAATTTACACACGTTCATAGAGGCAATCCCCCTCTGTCGAATGACAAATATATAATAACGGGATGGGTAGAATACGGATATTAATATGATAACAGAACCACGTTGGAAATCTTACATAGTTGAGACAACACGACCAATCTTTACACCTGAACAATGTCAAATAATTATTAAAGCAGGTAGAAGCGAACCTAAAAACGATGGACATATTGGAGGTAATCAAGGAATTAAAGGTGGAGTCCATGATACTAAAACAAGAACTTCACATATAAGTTGGATACCATTTAAAAAAATGACAGATATGTATAAAGACATAGAAACAATTATGAAAACTACTAATGGTAATCATTTTGGTTTTGATGGAATGACAATTACAGAATATGCACAGTACACAGAATATCCAGAAGGAGGATTTTATGATTGGCATGTAGATAATGATGTAAACATGGCTAATGAACCACCGGTTCGAAAAATATCTATGACTTGTTTGTTATCTCCTGAGAATGAGTTTGAAGGTGGGGATTTAGAATTAATGTCTGAAGGTAAAGTTGCAAAAATAAAACAAGGACACGCAGTATTTTTTGCATCTTTTATAAGACACCGAGTGACACCCGTAATACGTGGTAATAGAAAATCTTTAGTTATGTGGTTTGGAGGCACACCATTTAAATAATGTATAGAGATTTACATTTTCCAACGCCTGTCTATATTGCAGATATAGAACACCCAACTCTTAATCAAGAATTAGAAAGAGATATTGTAGCTTGGTCTAAACAAGATAAAGGTATAGTTAGAACTAATGTACAGGGTTGGCATTCAACTACTAATATGGCAGAGTTACCACAATTTAAAAAACTGGTTGATATGTTATATGCGTGTCAAAAAACAATATACGAACAAGAACATTATGAAAGTGAACCAGTATTAGGTAATATGTGGGCTAATATAAATCCACCAGGTGGAATGAACAGAGCACATCAACATCCTAATTCGTTATGGTCAGGTGTATATTATATTAAAGCACTTAAAAATTCAGGAAATTTAAAAATAGATGATCCAAGATCAGTTGCTTGTATGTCTAGACCAAGACAAAAAGATGGAGAAAAACCTGCACGATTATTTAGAGAAACACATTATGAGCCAATTGCTGGAAGATGTATTATGTTTCCCTCTTGGTTAATGCATTGTGTTGACCCTAATAATTCTAATGATATAAGAATATCAGTGTCTTTTAATTTTTTACAAAAGTGTATGATGGTATGAGTTTTAAAGATAAAAAATATCAAGTAATAAAAAACGCTGTATCATACGATTTAGCTAATTTTATATTAAACTATTTTTTACTTAAACGAGATACAGCAAGTTATATGTATCAACATAACATACACTCACAGTCCCCAATACTTGGAACATGGACCGATAAACAAATACCTAATACTTATTCATGTTATGCTGATTTTGCTATGGAAACTCTTATGGTTAAAATGTTACCAGTAATGAAAGAACATACTGGATTAGATTTAATACCAACATACTCTTATGCTAGAGCTTATAAAAAAGGAGATTGTTTACACCGACATAAAGATAGACCTAGTTGTGAGATATCTACAACAGTTAATTTAGGAGGAGACCCTTGGCCTATATTTATAGATGGTACAGGTGCTAATAATGTTATTAACGAAAGACAAAATGTTGTAAAACCCAATGCTCCTGCAGGCACAAAAGTCTTGCTTGAAGTAGGAGACATGCTAGTATATAGTGGCTGTGAACTTGAACATTGGCGAGAGCCTTTTGACGGGAACATTTGCGGTCAAGTATTTCTACATTATAATCATGTGAATGGCCCATTTGCTGATAAAAATAGATTTGACGGAAGACCTATGTTGGGTCTACCATCATTTGTAAAATAGTATTATAATGAGGTTATATGTTACAAAAATTAGGATTTGTACCTGGGTTTAATAAACAAGTCACAGAGACCGGGGCCGAGGGACAATGGTTTGATGGCGACAATGTTAGGTTTAGATACGGCACTCCAGAAAAAATTGGTGGTTGGACACAGCTAGGAGCAGATAAACTAACAGGTGCAGCTAGAGCTATTCATCAATGGGATGATAACGCTGGTATTAAATACTCAGCAATAGGAACTAATAGAATTTTATATGTGTACTCAGGGGGTACGTATTATGACATACACCCTATAAGAGCTACACTTACAGGTGCTAATTTTACAAGCACATCAGATCAAAATATAATTACAATTACATGTACAGGCGCACATGGATTGGCAGAAAAAGATATTGTAATGTTAGACAGTGTAACTATTCCTGCATCATCAAGTTTTGATGCTACGGATTTTGAAGATAAAAAATTTATGGTAACTGCCATACCTACAACTACAACTTTTACTATTACAATGGGGTCTACAGAAACTGGCACGCCAATGAGCGCAACAGGATCTACGTCTGTTTTATGTTACTACCACGTAGGACCAGCACAACAACTCGGAGGTTTTGGTTGGGGTACAGGTCTATACGGTGGAACAGCTTTAGGAGCAGCTACAACTACATTGTCAACTGCTATAACAGATTTAGTAACAACAGATATTGTGTTAGCAAACACTGCAGCTTTTCCATCATCAGGAGAAATTAGAATTGGTACAGAAGATATAAGTTTTACAAGTAACAATACCTCTACAAATACTTTAAGCGGAGGAGCAAGAGGAGTTAACGGAACAACAAAAGCAACACATAGTGGTGGAGCAAGTGTTTTAAACATATCAGATTATGTTGCATGGGGTGACCCGTCTAACGCTGACTTTACAATTGATCCTGGAATGTGGGTATTAGATAACTATGGAACAAAATTAATTGCACTTATTTATAATGGTCAATGTTTTGAATGGGATGCTTCTGCTGGAAATGCTACATCTACTAGAGCAACACTATTAGCTAATGCACCAACAGCGTCACGTCATGTATTGGTATCTACACCGGATAGACACTTAGTATTTTTTGGTACAGAAACTACAGTAGGTAATACTGCTACTCAAGACGACATGTTTATAAGATTTTCATCTCAAGAAAGTATTGATGAAACAGATTCTTACACAGTCAAAGCAAACAATACTGCAGGCACACAAAGACTTGCAGATGGTTCTAAAATTATGGGAGCTATTAAAGGTAGAGATGCAATTTATGTATGGACCGACACAGCATTATTTCTTATGAAGTTTGTAGGCCAACCATTTACATTCTCATTTGAACAAGTAGGAACTAACTGTGGATTGTTTGGTAAGAATGCATGTATAGAAGTTGATGGTTCTGCTTATTGGATGTCCGAGAATGGATTTTTTACTTACGATGGTCAATTAAAATCTATGCCATGTCTTGTTGAAGATCATGTTTACGATGATATTAATGCTGTATCTAGAGACCTTATTAATGCAGGTTTAAATAATTTGTTTGGTGAAATAACTTGGTTCTATTGTACATCTGCATCGGATTCTGTTAACAGAATGGTTACTTATAATTACTTAGACTCTAGTGCTAAACGCCCTATATGGACGACAGGTACTTTACCTCGAACAGCTTGGAAAGACTCTGCAGTATTTGATAAACCTCATGCAACCTTTTATGATTCAACAGATAATGCAGCTAGCGATTGCACTGGAAATACTGATGGTATTACTATATACTATGAACACGAAACAGGGACCGATCAGATTAATGCTGGTGGTGTAACAACTGCTATTATAGGCACAATTACTTCTGGTGATTTTGACATTACACAGAAACGAGCTTCTACTGGAGCTGTTGTGGGGATGCCAGATATTAGAGGTGATGGTGAATTCATTATGAGAATACAAAGATTTATACCAGATTTTATTTCACAGACAGGTAATACTAGAGTTAGTTTTGTAACAAGAAACTATCCTAATAGTTCTGCAACTACTACAAACTTTGACGTAAGTTCTACTACAACTAAAAAAGACACACGACTTAGAGCCAGATCTATTGCTATTAAAGTTGCTAATACTACAACTAATGAAGATTGGAAACTTGGTACATTTAGACTAGACATTGCACCAGGAGGTAGAAGATAATGGTAGCTTTTTATAGTCCTGGAGATCAAGAACTTTACAAACAATTTCAATATCTTCCTCAAGAACAATTTAGATTAGGTCTTAACTTACCAAAAAATACAGAAGCAGAAGCTGTTAATACTACATTTGGTATACCGGCAACTAACGCTTTTACTGGAAGTGGGAACAAAAATTATTTTACTGGTTCTACTGATCAATTAATAAATAATTTTAACGCTGCTAATCAACAAGGTTATTTTAATAGTTTACCTACACCTAATGTAGACTCTTTAGATCAATCTATGAGAGATAAAACTTTTATGGGTATGAGAAGTTATAATGAAAATCAAGATGTAAATCCTGTAGACGCTGGAGAATATTTAGCAGCTAATCAAGATATACCTACAAGATTTGATCCAACAATAGCCGGAAAAGTACAAGAAACTTTAGATAAAAGTAAAGATTTAATTGGAAAAGGTATTGCCGCTTTTGGAGGTTTTGGACCAGTTTCTTTTATTGCTAGCAAGTTAGATAGATTTAATACTTTACCAGCAATGGATAGAGAATATATAAATCAAAGTAAATATTATACAGGCCCAACTGTATTTGGAGAAAACAATTCAGGCCTTGGTAAAGATCCTTTTGGTATTAATGTAAGATCAATGTTTGGAAATTACGGTGCATACGTAGATAAAACAGCAGACGAATTAGAAGAAAAAAATAAAATAAAAGCTTTAACAGGATTACAATTAAAAAGATTAAATTTTTACAGAGCAGAAAAAGAAAAAAGAGCTAGAGATTTAAAAATAGCACAATCAGAAGCAGCAGCTATGAATGATAAAGCACAAAATCAAAATTTTCAACAAGCAGTTGCACAAGGGAGAGAGTTTTATGATCAATTTGGTAAAGGTGGTGAAGGGGCAAGTCAAACAAGAGAACAAGCCGGACCAGGATTTAGTGGTTCAGGTACCGCAGCCGAAATGGGTTCTTTTAGATATGGGGGATTAGCAAATATTTTATAATGGCAAAGATAGTAGAATCATTAACTAGAGCAGAACCAGAATACAGTCAAAGAAATATACAATCTTTGGTCAGGGATCTTGACTCAGTAATTACAAAATTAAATAGTACGTTTCAAGACGAAGTAAAACAGGAGATAGAAGCTAAGAGTTTCTTTCTAGAATAATGGCAGTAGTAAACCAATATAAATTTTACGGTAAAACAACGACAGCTGCAGAGACTGTAAACATGTTATCACCAGCTGTTAACGAAACTTATATTGTTAAATCATTAAGAGTTACAAACAAATCAGGTTCTAATACACCCACTGTAACTATTAAAAATAATGCATTTGAGATAGTAAATACACAAACACTAGTAGCTGCTACAAGTGTAGAAATATTAACTTTACCTTTAATTGTAGAAGGTGGGACTGTATTATCTTACACCACAGCTGGCACCGTATCAGATGGTGTAGTATTTGGTATTAGTTATCTTAATATATTAAAGGAGAAAATAGACTAATGGAAATAAAACAAGCAAAAGTAGAGACTACTTATAGACATAAAAAAACTGGTGAGGTTTTTAAGGAAAGAAAAGACTGGGAAAGCAAAGGTTTTAAGAACGAAGACATGGCACAAGACGTAAAAGTTATAATGCCTCCTCTTGATTTGTTCTCAAAAACCAAGTAAACATAGGAATTAAGGTAAAATTATGGCAATATCTAGAATGCAAGAACCCAGACAACTCTATGGATTAGGAAGCTTAGTTAAAAAAGCTGTTCGTGGTGTTAAAAAAATTGTTAAAAGTCCAATAGGTAAAGCTGCTTTAATAGGCGGTCTTGGTTATGGACTAGGTGGTGCAAAATTTTTAGGTGGTTCTGGTATTTTTTCTGGAGGCCAAGGTATGAGTCGTTTTGGAAATCTTTTAAATTTAGTTAAAGCTAAAGGAACAGCTTCTGGTAAGCCAGGATTATTTAGTAGTTTATTTTATAACCCTAAAGGTGAATTTAGTTTAGGTAGAACAGCATTAACAGGTCTGGCCGGCACAGCTTTAGCAGCTCCATTCTTAATGGGTGATGACGAAGAAGAAGAATTTGAAGATGTCATAGATGTAGGCGGTATTAGACAAAGTGCCCAAGATTATTATAGAGGTCTTGGTGGAGAAAATTTAGCATTTATGCCACAAAAACAATTTGTACAACCTAACTTTTATGCAGCAGCTGGTGGTAGAGCTATGTTAAGTATAGGTGGTGAACCAGGTAATGCACAAGCAGAACAAATGTTAATGGCAGAATTTGTTAAATACAAAAACAAAGGTGGCACATTATCTTTTGAGCAATTTGTAAAAGCAGTAATGCAACAGCAACAAGCACCTGAAGGTGCAGGCATGGAACAACCAGAACCTGTTATGATGGCAGCTAATGGAGGACCTGTACCAGATTCAACAGTTGCAGGATACACTACACCAGCAGGTTATAATAAATTTGATTACAGATCAGGCGGAGTGCCTGTAAGAGTAGGAGCACAAGAAGGTGGAATTATGGAAACAGAAGCTTCTGAAATGATTGACATGGGTGGTATGGAAAAAGATTTTAGAAACGAAGGTGGTTTTGTAGCAATGGGTGGCAAAGAAAGAGCTGACGATGTACCTGCTAGACTATCAAAAAATGAGTTTGTATTTACAGCAGATGCTGTTAGAAATGCAGGAGGCGGCGATATAGATAAAGGCGCTGAAGTTATGGAGAATTTAATGAATAACTTAGAACAAGGTGGCGAAGTTTCTGAGGATTCACAAGGATTAGAAGGTGCGCAAGCAATGTATGATCAACAACAAATGTTACAATCGAGGGTAATATAATGGCAATAGCAGATTTTTTAGAACCAGCAGTAAAAGATTACGCAACACAAGCAACGGCTACTTATTCTGCACCTATAAATACTTCAACATTTATGGGGACTGGTACAGGACAAAACCCTTTTGTAGCACAAGAAGACCAATTACAAACACAAGCAATTAATCTTGCTCAACAAGGTGTAGGATCTTACCAACCATTTTTAGATGCAGCTAAATCTGCTCAAGCAGATGCAACTAAAACAATTGGTGGACTTGGTGCATTAACAGGAGCAGATGCTTACAAAGATTTTATGTCTCCGTATCAACAACAAGTTATTGATACATCAATGAAAGCTTTTCAAGATTCAAGAACAGGTAATAGACAAGCCATTCAAGATGCAGCTGTAGGTTCAGGTAATTTTGGTGGTGGTAGAGAAGGAGCAATGTTAGGACAATACGATGCTGATACAACAGCAGGCGAAGCAGCATTACGAGCACAATTAGACGCACAAAATTTTGCACAAGCAAATCAATTAGCTCAACAAAACTTTATGAACCAAGGTGCAATAGCTGGACTACAATCAGGTTTAGCTAACCAACAATTTGGTTTATCTAATTTTCAAAGAGGATCTATGGGTCAAGATGTTTCTGCATTAGGATCTCTTGGTGCATTACGACAAGGTATGGATCAAGCTAATCTATCAGCTAATCAACAAGCTTTACAAACTGCAGCTTACGAACCTTACGGAAGACTTTCACAATACGGTAACACATTAACTGGTTTAGCAGGTGGTGTAGCAGGACAACAGTATGCACAACCAGCACCTGCAAGTCCTTTCTCAACTGCCTTATCTACAGCGTTAGGTGTTGGTGGATTGTACGGAAAAATATTTGGGTAATTAATTATGAGACCATTAAATAGACCAATGTTTAGATACGGCGGCCCTATTAAAGAGGGTGTTATGTCAGGCATCAGGGAACCTAAAAAAGATGGTGGCCCTGCAGGCATGGGATTAGTAGGTGATCAAAGATATCCTAAAACAGATGGTAGAGAACATCACGCTTTCTTTTTAGCAGCTCCAGCAGCATATACAGCAGGTAGAATGGCTCTTATGAGAGCAGCTCCAGTAGCAGCACGATATGCAAAACAAGGATTAGGAGCTATAAGAAATATGTTTGCTAAACCAGTAGGAGTTCAAGGACCAACTGGAACAGTTACTCAAGGTGGATTAAATGTTGCACGTACTAAAGGAAGAATACCAGGTGCAAGTGGCAGCTATTCACCAATAAATATTACAAGAAGTCCATCAACTGTAACAGGATCAGGAGCACCAATGACACAAACAGGTTTAGTACCTACTCGTTTTGGTAGTTATTTAGAAGGAACAGCTTCAGGTCAATTAGCTAAAGGATTATACAAAGGAGCAACATCTGCAAAAGCAGCAGGTATTACACAAAAAGTAGGTAAAGGAGTTTGGAAAGTTGCAAAAGATCCTATAACAATAGCTTCTGCTGCATATTATTTCTATCCAGATGGTACACCAAAAGCAGAAGAAGAACTAGAAATGCAAGGTCCACCACCTCCAGGCGGTTTAAATAAACTATTAAACGATACTGATCAAAAAGGTGCTCCAGGTAGTGGTGCAGAACTAAGTCCAAAAGAAAGACGTGCGAGTCAAGTAGAAAAATACAGGGACATTATGGATATTAAAGGTATGAATAAAGAAGCTGCTTACGACTCATTAATTGCAGCTAGTCAAGCTGTTAACCAAGCAGGTGGGGATTTAAAAGGATCTATTAAAGATGGTAGTTTAATTAATCAAATTATACAATCAACTAGTAAAGCATTTGATAAACCTAAGAAAACTAAAGACGCTATTGATACTCTTATACTTAAAGGTGAGATTGAAAAAGATATTAAAGCTTCTGATCCGAGTGCTAAACTTCTTAACCAGTACAGATTAAAACAAATGGAAAAAATAGATAAAGATTTAAACACAGGTTTTGCAGAAGCTAAAATAGCAGCTTCTAAAAATTTATCTGGTCAAGCAGCAATTGATGCTGCAGCGTCTGTTGCATCAGATAATTACAAAGGAAATATTATTACAAAATCACAATTAACAGATGTAATGGAAGCGGCTAAAGGTTCTGGAGAAATATCAGAGCAAGATATAATTATTTCTGCAACTCAAGAAGTTATAAAAGGTAAAAATTTACCTGACGGTGATTACACTGTAGGTGATGTTTTAGTTACAATTAAGGACAACCAAGTAGTACCCGGATCTATTAAGAGGTAACACATGGCCTCAAATTTTGATTATTCAGCTTATTTTAACACAGCAGATAAGGCTAGCAAGGTAGGTACAATTGAATCTATGCTATCAGGTGTAGCATCTGGTTTAATTGCAATACCAAAAGGTTTCTTTTCTTTAGGTGCAAGTCTAATGGACCTCGGTGTTAACAGTGGTAAAGCTGCTGCAGTAGAACAATGGTTTGATGACCTTACAGAATTTGATGAGAAAGCAGAAGCAACAGCTGCTGGTAAAATTACAGAAGCATTAGTTAACATAGGTATA